TCCATGTATAGTATTCAAACGTAACTGTCATAGAGGATGTATGGATTGGCGTCCTGACTTGAACAGTGTACAAGACTATGCTGACATCGCTGCAGCCACCCAACGTATATACGAAGAAATATTTGATCGATACTGTATGATTACAGCAGATAAAACTGATAGTCGTAATTTAGTACTAATGGGAGGTTGTGTACTCAATTGTGTAGCAAATCCTATAGCAACTAAATATTTTGATAATGTATGGATTATGCCCAATCCTGGCGATGCTGGTAGCGCAATTGGTTGTGTACTAGCACACAAACGAGAATTTATGGAGATGCCACATGCCTTCACAGGAACAAACATCCAAGGAGAGTACCCACTTGAAGACATTATCACAAACCTCAAAAGAGAAAAAATCACAGCCGTCGCTGCCGGTAGGGCAGAGTTCGGTCCAAGGGCTCTCGGACACAGAAGCATTCTTGCTGATCCTAGGGGACTAGATGTAAAGGACCGTGTTAATCAAATTAAACATCGAGAAGCATTTAGACCATTTGCACCAATGATTCTTGAAGAACATGCTGAAGAATATTTTGAGATGCCAGCCGGAATTAAAAGTTCTCCATTTATGCAATTTGTTGTTAAGTGTAAACAGCCAGACGAGTTTCCTGCTATTATACACTATGATGGAACAAGTCGTATACAAACCGTTGGAATAGAAAATGGAAACGTAAGAATGTTATTAGAAAAATGGTATCGTGACACAGGATGCCCAATGTTGTTAAACACAAGCCTTAATATCAAAGGCGAGCCATTAGTTAACACAAGAGAGGACGCCGAGCGTTGGACAGAAAAATATGGAGTGCAAGTATGTTTACCAGAGTTTGGAGATGGATTATAAGTCCATATACAAAATATAAGAAGCGTAAAGCAGTTAAAAAGCGTATAGAAGAATTAAAAAAACAAGACCCGTTTATATATGAATGAAATTTTAGCACTATTGTCCGGTACGTTGTACGGACTAATAATTGGAATAATTCCAGCCGCAGGTGCTACCACTGGATTGGTAGCCTTGTTTGGCTTTATGAGTTACTTTACAGATCCTTATTTAGGTGTTATTTTTTGTATGGCAGTTGTGGCAGCCAGTACAACAGGTGATACTTACACTGGTGTACTATTGGGTATACCTGGTGCTAACAGTGCAGCGGCTACTGTTGTAGATGGTCATCCACTTGCCAAACAAGGATTGGCTACATATGCTATTACTTCTGCAATTGTTACTAGCACACTAAACGGAATATTGTGGGGAACACTTACCTTTGCATTGCTTCCTTGGTATACTGGCCTAATTATGATTTTAGGTATACCCGAGCTTTGGGCATTTACTATATTAGCACTTGCTACTGTTGGATTTATTAGTAATCGTTACTGGGTTAGAAGTTTAATTGCAATTGGAATTGGTGTTTTTATTGGAATGATTGGCGTTGATCCCAATACTAATGCAGACCGTTTTACATTTGGCTGGGACTATCTAGCTGACGGTGTGCAGTTGATGGTGTTTGTAGCAGGGTTATTTGCAATACCGGAAATGCTAGAAGGATTTACTAAAAACAAGCAACTAACAAAAGCAAGAATGAAAGATAATCGCACACAAACACTGGACGGTATTCGTGCAGTTTGGCAATACAAATGGGATGCTATACGTGGTGGATTTATTGGAGCATTTGTTGGGCTATTGCCTGGACTTGGTGGTGCAATGAGTGACTGGATGGCATATGGTGCAACCGTAGCAGCACATAGAAAAAAAGTATTTGGTACTGGACAAATTGTTGGTGTTATAGGACCAGAAGGTGCAAACAATGCACAAAAAGCAACTAGCATGATTCCAACAGTGTTGTTTGGTATACCTGGTGCAAGTTTTGCTGCAGTACTAATGGCACTGTTTATGTATTTGGGATTTGAATTAGGAACACCAGATTTAGCATATGACGATCGTTTCTTTGATAGTTTATTATATGGATTTATGTGGGCAACTGTAATAGTTGGCGTGTTTTGTTTGGTCTTTACACCATACATAAGTCGTATTGCTTATGTACCTTACAAGTATTATTTTCCAGTATTGTTGGTTTTTATTACTTGGGCATGTGTTCAGTATACAGGCGGATGGGAAGATTATGCAATGCTAGTAATTTGTAGTGTATTTGGCGTCTTAGCAAAACGATTTAAATTTAGTAGAGCAGCAATATTAGTTGCATTTATACTTGCAGAACGAATTGAAAACTTGACAATACAACTGGCATCGTTGTATACTATTGAAAGTTTAATAGCAAGACCTATCTTTATAACAATTATGTTATTAAGTGTAGGCTGTTTGGTATATGGAATATCAAACAAAAATAAATTGGAGTATAGCTAATGAAAAAGCTATTAGTCAGCATTGCACTGGTAGCAATTGCGACAACTGCACAAGCTGATTATACTATGGTTGTTCCACAAAAGCCAGGCGGCGGAACAAGTGTATGGGCAGAAATTGTGGCAGGTGAACTAGAAAAGTATCTCGGCGAAGATATTGTAATCACCCACATTCCTGGCGCTCGTGATATTCCTGGATTTAACGCTTGGCACAATGAAATGCGTGACGACGATAAAGTTATTATGGTGTCACACGGAGGTAACGGTGTAAGTTTCCTACAAGAAGAAGTAGATTACGATTACAGACAATATCAAAGTATTGGTCTTATGAACTTAAATATTATCGCTGGTAAAGCCGTTGGCGATGACATGGACGAGATTAGATTTGCAGCAGGTTCAGGTATGGTACCAGAAGCATTTGCAATGACAATGTTAGAGTGTGGTCCGGATCAAACAGTTGATGCATACGTTGCATGTTTTAATGAAAATGTAACTTGGGTCAAAGGCATGAGTGGCGGTGAACGACGACTGGCATTCAGACGTGGTGAACTAAACGGTACTCGTGAAAATCCAGCAGCATATTTAAAGCACGTAGCAAGTGACGAAAATGCTGAAGTTTGGTTCCATCATGGTATTTTACAATCAGATGGCAGTCATGCAGATGATCCAAACTATCCTGGATTTCAATTTGAGATTTTATTTGAACAGCGTTGGGGAGTAGCACCAAGTGGTGAATTTTACGATGCATATAAACTAGTTAAAAGTTTTCGTGACGGTCTACAAAAAGCATTATGGGTAAGTGCAGATAATCCAAATCGAGATCATTTAGTTGATGCAATGCAGCGCATGGCTGCAAACCCAACCAGCCGACAAGTGTTTTTAGAAAAAGTTGGTAACTATGAATGGTTAATGGGTGACGCTGGAGATGCACAACGTGACACGTTAATGACATTTATTACACTAGAAGCATTATCAACACTTGTTGAATTTAACACTCGTGCACTAGGATTAGAAAGTGTGTTTAAACCTGAACTTGGACTATGAGTAAATTAATTGATTATTTTAAAGAAAGTTGGCAACCTGATTACAGTAAATTTAAATATTCGGGTTGGCAACTTCTTGACAGAATAGAAAAAAATGCTAGTATACTAGATGTAGGTTGTGGATACAATTTACTAAAGCCGCACTTTGAAAACTTGTACGGAATCGACCCAGCTAATGATGCAGCTGATGAAGTTGTAAGTATTGAAGATTTCAACAGTGTTGGCAATCAATGGGACTATGTGTTGTGCCTTGGTAGTTTAAACTTTGGCTCATATGACGATGTTGAAGCACAAGTAGAAAAAGCAGCAAGTCTATGTAAAAAAGATGGATTGATAATATGGAGACAAAATCCTGGCATAGGAGATCATCCATGGCAAGGTGTAGAAAATGTTAAATTTTTTCCATGGACATTTGAAGACAACTACTTTTGGGCAACAAAATATAAATGTAGAATAATAGATTGCCGTTGGGATACAGGCAATAGAATATACTCTGAGTGGAGAAAATTATAAATGCTAGATGTAATTCAAATCAGCTATCATGAGCCCGAAGCTGATGAAAATTTTGAAATATTACAATATTATGCACCACATGCAAAGCGTGTACAGGGTGTTAAAGGTATTTTTGAAGCACACAAAGCTGCAGCTGAACTAGCTGAAACCAACAACTTCTATGTAATTGATGCTGATGCTGTATTAGAAGAAGACTTTGGATTTAATTTTAGACCTGACGCTAACAAAATGGAATATGGTCACGTAGCACAAACAGATTGTGTATATACTTGGCGCAGTCGTAACCCTATAAATGATCTAGTATACGGATATGGCGGTGCAAAATTATTTCCAAGAAAAGCATTACTAAAAGCCAAGAGATGGAATGTTGATATGACTACAACTATTGGTGCTAGTTTTGTTCCCAAGTTTCAGATTTCAAATATTACAGCATTTAATACAAGTCCTTTTGACACCTGGAAAAGTGCTTTTAGAGAATGTACAAAACTTGCAAGTAGTATTATTCCCAACGGTGATAATATAGACAATCAATACAGACTGGATATTTGGTGCACACGTGGTTCTGACCGTCCTTACGGAAAGTTTGCAATTTTAGGAGCAAACCAAGGAAGAGAATTTGGTACACATTATCGTAATGATACCAAAGTCCTTAAAAAAATTAATGACTTTGAATGGCTACGTGAAACGTTTGAAAAGGCAATAGATGATGAGCAACTTAGCTGAAAAGTTAGAAGTAGAAGAAAATATTTTACCACTGGAAATACACGAGCTACTAGACAGATATGAACTTTTATATCCAGATGTTACTGAATTATCTGATTTACGCCGTATAATAGTTGACCACGATCTTAGCAGCATTTTTAGAATTGCTGATGAAAATGACGAGTTACGCAAAGCAGTTATCGAAGAAAATTTACATAGCATTTTTAGAGTATTGGAAAGTAAGAGTTGTTTTGAAGTTGATGACTTGTACAACTATATGGAAGACGTGCGCAAAGCAGTTGTTAATAAAAATTTACGCAGTCTTTTTAAATTACTTAATGCTGACGATTTAAGGAAAATTTGTTTAGATAAAAATTACTGGAAACTTTGGCCTTTACTAGAACAGTATACTGATACAAGATTTACTGCAGCATTCAAAAACTTTTATGTAAACAACACAGTAATTGATGCTGATTGCTTTAGCAGAGGTCAGTTAAAAAGTAAACTTTGGATAATTGAAGAATTAGAAAAACTAAACATGCCATTGGGTATGACGTACCTGTGTGCAGGGTGGTATGCTACACTTGCTACAATGTTA